AAACAAACAGAAATTTTAGTGGAACGTGGTGACACTGGAAACTTTTTAAACTTACCTTACCACAATCAAATGAAAGGACTACGTTATGCTATCAACGATAATGGCGCCGGTTGTACACTTGAGGAATTTTATAAGCTCTATGATGTTTACAGTTGCAGCAAAGAAGAAGTCGAAGCGATTAAAACAGAAGAAAAAAAAATAGAAGAAGCATTTCCTGGAGGACCCCCTTGCTTAAATAAGTTAGCTTCAATTGGTTTTGGTGAGGGTTCCAGAAATAATGCATTATTTAATATTGCAGTTTACTATAAGCAATCACATCCAGATACTTGGGAAGACGAAATTGTAAAAGCTAATTCACAATATATGGATCCTGCGTTAAGTAATAATGAAGTACAACAGTTAATTAAATCAGTAAACAGAAAAGGTTATGACAAGTATAGATGTAAAGATGCACCTATTAATGCAGTATGTCAGTCTGGTTTATGTAGAACAAAAAGATTTGGTGTAGGATTTGGTGAAGAAGAAATGCCTGTGTTAGGTAGTCTTACAAAATATACATCAACACCACCACAATGGTTTTTAAATGTAGATAAAACTAGAATAGAATTAAAAACAGAACAGTTATATAGCTCACCTTTGTTTGCGTTAGCATGTTTAGATCAGGCTAATTTAGTTGTACCTGTACCTAAACCAAAAGATTGGAAACAACATTTTTTAAAACCTTTAATGCAAAACTTACAAGAAGTAGAACCATTAGAGTCATTAAATCCTACTAATGAAATTACAGGACTCTTGCAAGATTGGACAACGAATAGACAATCAGCAAGAACAATAGATGATATATTTAATAAGTTACCTTTTACAGAAGATGGGTTTACATATTTTAGAATGGAAGATTTTTATTCATTCTTAAAAAAGAATAACTGGGACATGGATAAGATTAAGACAGGTAATTTAATTAAAAGATTAGATGATATTTTTGTAGAAGAAACAAGGTTAAGAGTTAAATCACAACAACCAAGAGTAATTAAAATAAAAACTATGAAAAAATTAGAAGCAACAGTTTCTAAAATTGCCTACCAACAAGAGGATTTTTAATGAAGTATGACAAAGACGTAGGTAAAAATTGGCATTTAAGATTTAGATTAATAATACAAGAACTAACAGAAGAACTAGAACTAACACAAATACAGCTACAAATAGCGGAGAGGAAACTGAAGAAATATGAAGACAATAATACTAGGTCCACCAGGAACGGGAAAGACAACAACATTGTTAAACTTAGTAGACGAATTTCTCAAAGATGGGATAAGACCTAGACAAATTGGGTACTTTTCGTTTACTAAAAAAGCAGCAACAGAGGCTGCTGATCGTGCTGCAGACAAATTTGGATTAGATAAAGATAACGATCTACCTTTTTTTAGAACTCTACATTCATATGCATTTAATCAATTAGGTATGACTAAAGAGAAAATGATGAAGACAGAAGACTATAAGGAATTTGGACAGAAATGTGGCATACCTATTAAGACAGCAAAATTTTCTAATGATGATGGTACATTCAATTCTGATAATGAATACCTTACAATAATAAATACAGCAGCTGTAAAGCGAATGGACTTATTAGAATACTATGACTCTAGGAAAAATATACTAGATATAGAACGAAACACATTATTTTTATTAGCAGAAGAATTAAAAAGATTTAAGAAAGAAAAGAATCTAAAAGACTTCAACGATTTGATAGAAGATTTTTTAGCTAAAGAAACTTTAAATAAATTTGAAGTATTATTTATAGATGAAGCTCAAGACTTATCATTACTACAGTGGGAAATGGTAAGAAAAATTTGGAACCGTGCAGAGAAAACTTACATAGCAGGTGATGATGATCAAGCAATATTTAAATGGGCCGGTGCAGATGTAGATCACTTCATAGCACTCAAAGAAGAAGTTGATGACATCAAAACTCTTGACCAATCTTATAGAATACCTGGTGGTCCTATACATGAGTTATCACAAAAAATAATTAACAAAGTACAAAATAGATTTCCTAAAGAATATAAACCTAGAGAAGAACAAGGATTATTAAGAAGATATTCTGATATAACACAAGTAGATATGAGTTCAGGTAACTGGTTAGTACTATCTTCTGCAAATTATTTTTTAGAAGATGCCAAAGATTTGTGTGAAATTCAAGGGTGGTACTACCAATGTAAAGGAATAAATTCTGTACCATTAAAATTATTGTTAGCATTGAATAACTGGGAGCATTGGCGTAAAGGTGAATTATTAAATCATCTAGAAATTAAAAACATTTATGAATACTTAGGTGACAACGTTTTAGTTGGATTCCAGAAGGGTAAAACTCTTCATTCGGATGCGAAGTATACACTAAAAGAATGTCAAGAACAACATGGATTAACAACTTCTAACGTTTGGTTTGAATCATTTAATGGTTTAGATCCAATGACGGAAACTTATATTCGTAACATGAGGGCGAATGGAGAAACACTAAATAAAAATCCTCGTATAAAAATGTCAACTATACACGCAGCGAAAGGAGGAGAAGCCGACAACGTTTTGCTTATGCAAGACTTAACAGGTGCAGCGATAGAAACTTTTAGTCATGACCCGGATGAATTACATAGATTATTTTATACCGGAGCGACGAGAGCGAAGCGTGAATTGCATGTGTTAGATCCAAAAAACTTTGATCGAGCTTATATTATATGAAATGTTTTTACTGTAATGCAGAGGTAAGATGGAATAATGATTTTGATACGGAAGATACTTATCCGGATTCAGAACACAATATTGTAAGTATGTATCAGTGTGACGAATGTAATACTTGGTATGAAGTATTTCACGACAAAAAGGAGAAAAAAAATGACTAATAAAGAAATATTTAAGAAAGCAGCATACGACTCATTAGAAAAACAAGTAGGAGGAAAACACTATAAAAATATGAAGATTCAGCCTGCAGAATTTATAAACGAAAACAAGTTGCTTTTCGCAGAGGGCAACGCTATAAAGTATATATGTAGGCACTCTTTGAAGGGGGGCATACAAGATATAGATAAAGCAATACACTATCTTGAAATGGTGAAGGAAAGAGACTACGAATGAGAAGAACACAGATCCCGCTATTTGCACCCGAAACAGAATGGGTTGCACCTCACGAACTAAAAGATTTATCAGGAGCTAAAGAAGTAGCTATTGACTTAGAAACCTATGATCCTGAACTTACTACGTTAGGGTCAGGTAATGTCATAGGAAGAGGGCACATTGCAGGCGTTGCGGTGGCCGTAGAGGGCTGGTCAGGCTATTATCCGATAGGTCATGAGGGTGGTGGAAATATGGATAAAAAGCTCGTTTTAGAGTGGGTTCAAGATCTAGTAAATCAAGAAAAAACTACCTTTATATTTCACAATGCAATGTATGACGTCTGTTGGTTAAGACAGGCTGGTATAAAAATTAGAGGTAAGATTGTAGACACAATGATTGCAGCGTCTTTAATAGATGAGAATAGATTATCTTATGCATTAAATACGTTGGCTAAATTTTATGTAGGTATGGGTAAGAATGAAACATTATTAAATGAAGCAGCTAAAAGTTATTCGGTAAATCCTAAATCAGAAATGTATAAACTTCCTGCTATGTATGTAGGTGAGTATGCCGAACGTGATGCAGAAGCTACACTAAAACTTTGGCAAAGATTAAATACAGAACTACACAATCAAGAACTAATGGATGTATTTAACCTGGAGACAAAACTATTTCCGTGTTTAGTTGATATGAGATTTAAGGGTGTAAGAGTTGATCTTGAACACGCTGACAAATTAAAACAAAATCTTATGCAAAGAGAAGCTAAGATTGTAGGTAGAATAAAAGAGTTGACAGGTGTAGACGTAGAGATAAGCGCGGCTCGTTCTATTGCAAAAGCATTTGACAAATTAGGTTTACCATATGACAGGACAGAGAAAGCAAATGAACCAAGCTTTACAAAAAACTTTTTACAAAACCATCCGCATGAATTACCACAAGCAATAGCTGAAGCTAGAGAAATAAATAAAGCTCACAGTACATTTATAGATTCTATTACTAAGCATGCAGTCAATGGCAGAATACACGCAGACATAAATCAAATACGTTCAGATCAAGGTGGGACTGTGACTGGTAGATTCTCTATGTCAAATCCCAATCTACAACAGATTCCAGCAAGACATCCTGAA